AGGTTGATATGCAACGTCAAAATGTTTAAAAGGAATTTTTTTATGAACAACAAGTCTTGCAATAGCACGATTAATTGCTGGAACAGAAGCGAGAATTAAGTCTAAATATTGTGGGTCGTTGTCAAAATCACCATCAATTAAATTTGCGGATGTTAGACTTTTGTTTCCGTCTTTTACCACATCTTTAACAATATCTACAATTAATTCTGCAAGTGTCATAATTATTACTCCTTAAGAAATCCCCCACCTTTCGGTGGGGGTTATTCTATTAAATAGCTTTTGAGCTACGTAAGATATCTGCTACGAAGGAAGGAACTTCTACTACAACGCCACGTTGGATGTCATAACGAATTCCATTATAAATAACGGTAAACGTATGAATCGTAGGATTAAGTTGGTCGTAGGGAATTCTAACTGATTCCATCTTTACAGTATTTGTCGTCTTTGTTTTTTCGGTTGCCATAAGCAATCCTCCTTTTTAATTAATTAGCTAACTATTGAGCTCCGTAGTTTTGTGGGGTGCTGTCATAGTGAGCACGGTTAGCATCAGCTGGTGCCACTGGAGCGACTCCATTTGCGGAGTAGACACGATAATTGATTAATGCTTCTTCGTGGATAATACGAACACCGAAGCCAGGCATCTTCCAACCAAGAGTTTGAGTTTGGTCTAATGGGTCATCTGTTCCAGCTGAACCTAAGCCTTTATAGATGATACCAGGACGACCACCGCCACCTTCAATTTCCACAACACCGAATGCATCCATACCGAATGCTAAGCATTTGTGAACGAGGGTTTCGCCAACAGCTGTTCCAACTTCAAGGTTATTGTCAATGACCATTTTGAATCCCATAAAGGAACCAATTTCGCCTTTTAACACCATTTCATTAGGACCGTATTTGGCAATGTCAACCCAGGAAGCATTAATCGTAGTCAAGTTCTTTAAGTCAGCTTCAACTTCTGGGGTGATTAACAACATATATTTACCTTCAGCGAAAGGCTTAACGTTGTTACGTTTGAAGATACGAACCATTGCGTTTAAGTCAGCAACAGTAATCGTCTTCGTTCCGCTTTGGACAAGTGCATCAGTCGCAACTGCTCCAGCACGATACACATTTGCACCAAGGTATAATTGGGTTCTGATTAGCTTGTCAACATATTCAGCAGCTTGTTCACCTAACAATTGTGAGGTTTCAGTAAGCACTGGGTCGATAGCAATCATTTCAACAAAGTCAGTTAATTTAACAAACGAACCGTGTTGAGCAATCGTGGATTGGAATTGAACAATAGATAAGTCGACTGGGTTTGGCGTAACACCTTCAGTTAACGGAGCCGCAGGCAACGCTAATGATTTGAAAATACGCCAAGTAATAATGCTACCAACGTTTTTTGGTAACGCTGATTTCTTAGCAAACTTATATAATTGAACTTCATCAATAAGTCTGTCTAAGAGAACTTTTTCGTAGAATTCTTTGTTTTCTGGGACTAACTGGTTAAAACCAGCTCCAGAATTTACAATACTTTGAATAGCCATATGTTAATCTCCTATAGATTAATTACGGAATTCCCCACGTTTAGCTTTGCTTACATAAGCTTTGAATTCATCTTTTGACATAGTTCTCCAGTCTTTTGTCGGAACAACTGCTCCGCCATCAGCAAGTGAACCAGGTGAAGATTGTGCTTTAACTACTTTCCTACCAGCAACTTCTTCGACTTTTCCGCCAATAAGTTTTTGATAGCTTTCGTATACACTAACAAGACTTCTTTGTCCATTTAATTTACCTTCGGCATAATCTTGAAAAGCTTGGTCTTCCCAAACTTGTTTAAATTGACCTGGGTATTTACTATTAAATTCTTCAATGAACTCTTGTGCTTTTTTATCGCTAAGTTCTTTTTCCTGAGTTAGTTTATGTTGTTGACGAGTTTTTTCTTTTAAGAAAGCTGGATAATCTGTTACAGGGTCTTTACCTTGTGTTTCCAGGTTTTTCATATCAAGATATTCTTGTAAGTCAACATCATCACTAATAGGCTCTTTGGTATAGGGGTTCTTTCCTCCAATGCCTTCAATAACACCTTTATTGAAAGATTGTCGAAGCTCTGTTTCTTTTTGTTTAGCTTCTTTTTGTCTGCGTTGTTCAGCGAACTTCGCATTGTCTTCACGAGATTGTTTTTTAGCATCAGATTCAGTAGCGGTTACTACAGATTCTTCTTGAGGTTTGGCTTCTTTGCTCGTATTTGGCTCCACCTTACCTTTAGTTAAATCTTCACCAGTGAATGCTGGGTCTTTAACTTTCTCTTCGGACTTCTTAACGTCTGCCATTTTTTGTCCTCCTGACACGCCATTGACTGGCGACTCTATTTTTACGCTTTTAGTGCGGTTTGGGTTTTTACGCTACCCCAGCGATATATCTCAAGCAGCTCCAGACTTGTCAGCCTTGGAGGCGATTGATTCTTGTTTTTCGGACGATTTGGATTGATATTTCTTAATGACTTCATTAGCCATCTTGATTTTGTTACCAAACTCTTTTTGAAGGTTATTGGCATATTCATTAGTCATACCAAGTTTCATTTCAAGTCCTTTAGCATAATCCAACGATTGTTGCACCAACGTTTGCATTTGTTGCAGTTGTTGCTTCAACTGAGCATTTTCGCTCATTTGTTGTTTTTTAATTATAACACGCAAGTCTGCTTTAAATGGCATAAATGCGTCAGGCATTAAAGTCATATACTGTTCTAACACGTCTGGAGACATATTTTGAATGCCACCATTTAAGAACAAAGTGTTTAAAGTATCAGCAGCCATAATTTCTGAAAAGCGAGTTCCTTGACCAGCTTCTATTGCAATATCAAAGGCAGCGTTCATATAAGCTTTTCCATTGAACATCATATTTACTTCTTTTGTTGGAGCAGGATATTCTTGTGGATTAACTCCAGGCATTTCAGTAAACTGACTATACGCCATCTTTTGTTCTTCTAACTCTGCACTCGTTCTTTCATAAGTAAATTCTTGATTATCATAATATAATTTATAGAATTGAAGTCTTATAGCTGCACAATCTTTTTGTGCTCGCCATTGACGCTTTTGCATATCATCAATAGGTTTTTGAGCTTGTGCTTGAATTTGAGCAATAGCAGTTCCTGATAAATCTCTGCTTACTAAATCTCCAGTAAAAATTTCTGAAGCGTTACGCATTGTTCTGGTTGTTTCGATTAATGAACTAATAAAAGTCATAACTCCACCAGAAATAGGATTGCCTTGCATTCTTTGAATGCCCATTTGATTTCCTGGAGTATAATCAATAATTAATTGACCAGGTTCATTATTAATGGTTTGACCACGTAATGCACCATCTTTGGCAATAACTTTAGACCAAGCTTGTTGTTGTGTATCATAAGCAATCATCGCTAACATCAGGTTAATAACCTTTTGGTTAGGAATTAAAGCTTCTGGTTCAGAACGACCATACATTGAGTTCTTTCTTGGCGTGAGCACATCTACCACAAAAGGATATAAACTAAACTTACCTAAACTGTTCTGATACTCTTCTTCACTTTCCTCTTCTGTATAACTATCTTGAATAGAAGGAATTTGACCATCAATATCATATTTTTCGTGAGCGTCACCTTGATATGTTAATTCACTTTGATATTCATTCTTACGTCTCATAACTTTTTCAGTAACGTAAGGATTTAAAGGAGTAGGTTCACATAACACAACACTCTTAGTTTCTTTAGTAAAGTAAATTTCTCCATCAATTCTAAAGAATCTAATATAAACTGTAACTAAACCACTATTAATCACTTCTTCGTTTAAATCATATTCACCAGCATCTAAATGGTCTGGAGTTATATATCGGTGTAAACTTTCATCCTTAACCATAGCACGAACAGATTTAACTTCTTCACGTTTACGAACCATAACCCATTTTTGCTTTTGAAAATTAGTTGCTTTGAGTTTTGGATTTGAAACAGCAAAATCGAGCACATCAATAATTTCAGCATCTAAAGAACCTTCTTGAGTTCCTTTAGGACCAATTGCGTGTTCGTTCCAGAAGTAATAATAAATGCCAGTTCCAGCAATAAGAGAATCAAGCGTTGCTTGTCTATCTAATTCTTGTTGGTCAACCTTTTTCATTATGTATTTGTCAAACTTTACTAACTTGTCTGTTGATTTTTCATCTAAAGATGTTGAAAACGAAAAAGCAACTGGTGAACCAGTGATGTTAGAACGTTTATTGTCAACAATCATTTCAATCAGATTATAAACAGGACGTGGAATGTTTTTTGTATTTTCAGTAATTTGACCCCATTGGTCACCTTCAAAGAACTTCCACCAGAGAGGGATTGCAGAAAACAAACCCTTAGTTTGCATATAGGATTCGTGGTCACGCCATAATGTGTAATTTAAAGTTTCAAACTTTTCAGATGAAGGTTGAGTTGATTTAGATTTCTTCATTTATTTTTGGCACCTCTTCTCCCATTAACTCTGTAAGTATTTGCTTTGGCGATGGGTTATTCGTCATCTTTTTGTTAAGTTCCAAGTCTTGAACACGTTGATTTAACAAACTTACACTTAAATCAATTGCTTGTAAACTACTCTTAATTATATCAAAATCTTTAACGACTTTCACTAATTTGTCTAAATCAATATCAATTTTTTTCAAAATTGATTCTAACTCTTTATACTGTTTCGCTTCCTTGTTTGTTAAAATTACCATTCTACAAATGCTCCCTCTTTAGACTCCTTATCGTTAGATAATGGGTCAAACCCTCTTTTTTTCTTGACTTGAGATGTCAATTCTTTGTAAGTCCTTTGTTGACTTCTTATATAATACGCTATTGCAATTGCAATTACAAGGTCATCGTGCTTTCCAGGTAACGCTTGTTCTTTAGTTCCACGTTCATTCATAGAGAATGTTAACATTTCATTTAAGGTCAAGTAATCATTAAAAACATTTGTTTCATCTCTAACAATACGTTTTAACTCATCAATGATAACTGGTCTGGTAATACTTGTGGTTCTAAATCCAAAAGATGTTGTGACAGCTTTTGAGAAGTTATCTTCTATTTGTCTAACGTAAACGTAAGGATATTGCATTTTATCAAGTTGCTTATGAACATAAGGGGTAAAATTGGTTTCAATGCCAATCAATGCCCAGTTGTAATACTTGCCAAGACAATAAGCAGCTTCTGCATACTTGTCTGGGTCTATGCGTTGTTTTCTATAAACAGCAACTTGTCTACCATTCATATTATTAATAACTTGCATAGTAGAATAATCGCTACCTTCACCAGCTGGGTCACCTGCGAGAACGTAAGGAACACCAACTTCAGGTTCTTCGTAAATCTTTATTGCACCTTGATTATAATCAGAGAATACTTCATCACTTACTGTTATTTGACGACCATCTGGAGCGTAACGAACGTTGTAACGGAAATCTCCAATTCTCAATGGTTTAGGTATGTGTTTTAAACGATTAACGACAGCATCCGAGTCAAATGCACAGGCACCAGTTGCCACAAAGGCTTCTTCAGGATAAGATGGGTATTCTTGATGGAAAATGTTTAAGTCGTTATTACAGTTATTACGTATACACCATCTACGCCATTCTAATTGTTCATCAACAAGATTGAATCTTTTTTTTAACTCTTCCTCTTCTGCGTTAAGTTCAAAACCAGAATAAGGCATTCTATACTCTGGCATTTCCCACCAAGCAAAGAATAGTGGTGTGTAATCATTTTGACCACTCACAGCAGCGTCCCACATATCTTTGAATTCATTATAACCACGTGCAGTAGATTCTATAATGACCATTGTATTAGGTAGATTAGGCACAGTTTGTAAAAGAGTTCCAAGAATTAGATTCTTGTTTCCCTTCCATAGTGCAAACTCAGATATGTGTAGGTTTTGATAAGTAGCAGAGGCACCTTGTGATTCGCCACTTGCAGTCATAACGGAAAAC